CATCGGTCTTATTCCACACTTTGATGTTGAAACTTTATGCAAATATATAACGATTAAAAATTATACAATGGAAACAACCAAAAGGAAAGACAATTGGGTATGTGGCGTAATATTGCCAAAAACTACAAGGACTGCATATCCAATTGCCCGGATGTCAAATTCATCATTCCATCCGGAACAGCGGTTCAGAATGCAAGAACTGTCACACAACTAAGACAGTCTACAAATTATGCTTCCGCTTCACCTGCAATCCCAACTATTCAGGAGGCTGAAACTATTACCGATTTGACTACCGTTTCTGATACTTATCCGTTTATGAACAACGTGGCGAACTGGAAGAACAAGAATGACTTTACTCGTGATACCATTCATGCGGATTTTGGCATAACAAGATATTTGGTTGCCGCAACTTTATTCCAGTCGTTTATGGCGAAAATATACAATCTTGATATCGCAGACTGTAGCTATAGAATATCTCAAGGAGGGGGAGATTACAGGGAACAATTGTGTACGCCTGTAGATGAGGAGAACTTTGCATTGATAATACGCGCTGTCAAAGCGGCTGTAGGCAACCCTTTTGAAATTACAACCCTGGTAGAGTAACCCGGAAAGTTATCAGTAACACTCAAAATATATATTATGATACGAGACCTAATCATCAGAATAATGAATCATCTGTCCGTTGAAGTGCATCCGGATGCGGAATGGTAAAAGTGGAACAGGATATATGGAGCTTAATACAATAAACAAAACAGGAACTTGGAGCGAAACGGCAGACCGCATCAACAGCAACTTTAGCAAGATCTCCATTGAGGTTGAAGAGATAAAGCAGAACGGCGGTGGCGGCAGTGGTGGCGGAGGCGATGTCACTAACGCCGACCATGCCACATCTGCATACACGCTGGATAAGAATACGCCTGTGCTTGACTGGTTCTTATCCGCATTGAACGATGATGATGCGCAAGGTATAATAAACTTCCTCAAAGGTCTTAAGATAGCCGGGAATCTGATAAACCGTATCGTAAAGCAGGGTGACAAGGATGTCACCTACACCGATGAGGATGTGATGAGCGCATTGCGTGTAATGACTGAGATAGAGAACAGTGCGGAGAAGCTGAAAGAGATATTCTTGCGGAAGGACGTGGCGGATTCCACTAAATTTCTTCTCAGTATGTTTGCCGGTGCTGTTTTCGGAAAGAATGGTTTTGCAAGCGGCTTAACCGGATTCGGAGCCAAGATATTCGATACAGGGCATGGGGAGTTTGAGAGCATGTTTATCCGTCGGTTTCTCGAAGTTCCCGAATTAAGATACAATCGTGTGATGGTCACGCTGGGCGACAAGTGGCGTGCGCCCGGAGCCGGCATTATAGAAACGGTAGATACAGGGACCAAGACATGTACACTTAAGCTGGAAGATGGTGAGATTGGTGCTGTCGCAGTAGGCGATATCTGTATGGGTATCTATCATAACATCACCGGGAACGCTACGGAGGATTACGACGATGGAAAGGGCAACAGACGTTTTGCCGGATTCTGTACAGTCTATTTCACGATTACGGAAGTTACAGGTGAAAGAAACGAAACATTCAAGTACCAGTTGCGCCCCACTTCTTCATCGTGGTCTTCCTCTTTCGATCCTTTTGAGATGATGACTTTCGTGGCATACGGCAGCTTTACTAATACGGAGCGCCAGACCTCAGTCTACGAAACAAGGACTTACACCCGTATGTTGTGGAAACAGAATACATGGGAGATCTCCGCCGCCAATGTTGCCCTACAATATGGCGACCTTTCCAATCTGAATATATTCGGACTGAACATGGACGGTTATTCCATGTATCTGAATAATATATATATGACAGGTATCATCAAGCAGATAAAGCCGGATGGAACACCTGTGCAGACTTTGAATTTCCGTGAGGAAGGCTATATACCTGGCGTACATTACGATTACTACGACAGTTTGTCTTATAACGGAAGCATGTGGGCGTGTATCAATGAGGATGGCTCGTCCTCTGCACCGGGATCTAATGGCGATTGGCTGGAAATTGCTTCTAAAGGTGACAAGGGCAACAAGGGTGACAAGGGTGACGGTTACACCCAGATGGGGCAGTTCAAGACCGGAATGGTTGTACCCAAAATGGGCGTTGTTTCAATGGGTGGCGGCTCTTATGTAGCCAAGGCATCCACTACGAATCCTCCCTTGTGGTGCTGGACGGACAATGCCGGCAACCGGTTCACGTTCAACGATGGCGGCTATGTGCTGACGGGTGGAGTAAACACCGCAGAATATGATGTATGGGCCGAAAAGGGCGATACCGGAGCAAAAGGCGACAAGGGTGATGATGGTGAAAAGGGAGACAAAGGAGATAAGGGAGACAAGGGAGATCAGGGCGTACAAGGAATACAGGGATGTATTATACGGTCTTCCGAGTGGGCGTCCGGCGTGACGTACAGGAATGACGAGGACCTTACAAGTGGCACGCGGTATATTGATATCGTAATGGTGAGAAACAATAATGCGGTGGACGGATGGGATGTTTATAAGTGTATCAAGACCCATACATCGTCATCTTCCATAACCTATGCCAATACCACCTATTGGACGGAATTAAGCAATGTCGGTCCTATCTATACCAGCCTGATAATAGCCAATAATGCCAGTCTTGATTTCGTCCAAGGCAATGAGTTATTGATTAAGGATGCAAATAATAATATTGTAGCCGGTCTTACAGGAGGAAGCAGCAAGGAAGCCGGTACGACACCTGTAAGGATATGGGCTGGAGGTAGTGTTCCGGGCAGTGCTCCGTACCGGGTGAATGAACTGGGTGAATTTGTTGCCACGAAGGCAAATGTGACAGGTATAATCACTACCACTCTCTCCTATTCACCGGGAAGCGATATGGATAGTCTGGCTGATTCGGAAGGCAACATGACTGTGAATCCTTCCACTCAGGGATCTACATTCTTTTCCGCTGATGGTCTTGGCGGAACCATAACCCTCCCTCCCGCATCATCATGGAACGGATTGAAACTGGAGTTTGTAGTAGACATGACATCAAGGGTGGCTAAGAACCCCGACAAGTACAAGGCTACGAACTATTTCTGCGGATTGACGGGATCATATAACAATAAGACAGAAATTCAGATGGCAAGGCCTTATGTTTTGGAGATGAGGGCCTTTAACAACCATTGGTATATAACACGTATGGATTTAATTGAGTGAAAGATATGATATTACAAGCAGGTTATGATTGTTATCTGACACAGGTTGAGGATATGCCTCTGTCGGAACGAAGATTTGAAAATCAGGTATTGATAAACAGCCCTGAGGATGTGGCTGTGTGGAAAGAGATCACATCGAAGCAGAAGGAGCAGATGATTGCCGAAGCATCATTTATTGATGTGGCGGCTATAGACGTTGAAGCACTTGACCGTGTGGATACGCTGCTCAATGATATCTCAGCGAATATCAACAATGCCGGGCTTACTACAGAAGAAGCATTGTCGAAGAAAGACTATTTTCCGGCATGGGAGGATCTGATAGGTACAGAGGTTGATGTGTCGTTCCGGTTCCGTTATGATGGTACACTCTACGAGGTTGTACAGAAACATACACCGCAGGAGGACTGGAAGCCGGGAACGGGTACGGAATCCTTGTACAAGGTTGTGCAGATAGAACACTCCGGTACATTGGATGATCCTATACCTTGGGTACATAACATGGTACTGGAGGATGGCAAGTATTACACCGATAAGGAAGTTCTTTATCTCTGTATCCGTGACAGTGGAATAGGCATGGCATTCGATTTGGAAAATCTTGTTTCGGGTGGCTATGTTCAAGTGGTAGAAAATCAAGTAGTAATAAATAATTAAAAAAAATACGATTATGGCAGATAAAAAATTAAATGAAGTATCGCAGTTGACGGACTTTGATTATGCGTTGGTTGTAAAAGGAAATGACGTGGCAAAAGTTACAAAACAGCAATTAGCTACAATCCTGGGGGA